TATGTTCAGAACGCCATTTTTTATTAGCTAGTGCAACTCTATCTTTGTGCTTCTCGTAGTAGCGTTTTCTTGCTTCTTTTCTACTTTGTAGGACTTTCTCTCTATATTCAGGGTCGTCAAGCATTCTTTGTTTTTGCTTTTCGTAGCCTGTCATTTTTATTTCCTTTCTAAATCGTTTCGTATTTTATAGCGTCTAATTGTTTTTTGATTGCATTATTCTTGTCTTGTATGCTATCGTATGCATTTTTAAATCTCTTTAATTGACTTTCCATATAAGCTAATTTTTTTAAATCATGCTCTACGCTTTTTGTAGCCAGTGCTTCAAAATAACTTAACGCTGGAGCTTTCTCTGTATGCTCTATGCTCCATTGTGTTCTTACTTCATATAACTTTTGACTTTCATTTATTTTTACATTTGTCTTTAAAATGTTATATTCGTAAGTATATCTTGCTATCATTTCGCCAATTAAATAATTCATATTTGCATATACTTCTATGTTGTGAGCATATTCTCTTGGAGACTTACAATCTTCTATAATTTTTGATTGCAACTCTTTATATGCATTTGCAATTGCTTCATCACTACATTTAGTGACAAATGGGTTAAATAAGTATGTTTCTTCCATCTTTCCTCCAAATAATTTATGATAACCAACAGCAGATAAAACTCGTTATCAATAGACTATAGTAATGTATTTTATTGTATAAGGAATTTGTTTAATGAAATTAAAGGTCTTACTTTTTTTAAAAAAAATAATCTTATTTTGAATAATAATCTTGAATATATGTCTGTATCTGTTTTTAAGTTTTTTATTCTAGAAAATTATCTATATCTGATATGTAAATTGTATCTTCGTTTTTTTCTTTTTCTGGTTTTCTATCAAATAAATTTACTTCGTCCACTATTACATCTGTAGTATAGATTTTATCTCCTGATTTATTTTCATAACTACCTGTTTGAATTCTTCCTCTGATTAATACTTGACAACCTTTACCAGAATATTTATCTAAATAATCAGCTGTCTTTCCAAATGCTGTTATGTTAACAAAATCACTATCATAATTCCCGTCTGGACTTTTGAAATTCCGTCTAACTGCTATTGTATTTTTTAAAATGGATGTAGAGTTTGAAAATCGTAATTCATTTTCTTTTGTTAATCTGCCACTTAAAATTATCTGGTTCATATTTTTGCTTCCTTTCAGTAATATTATAACATATTACGTTTATAAATGTAAATATTATTTTAACATTTTAAATTAAAAAATTTTCAACTTTATTTTTCTCACAATATTCTTTTAGTAATTCCATAGCTTTATCGTCTATTCTTAAAATTTCTTTAAATTGCTTTTTATCGTTCCTTAAATGAGTTCCATATAGCTTCTCTATCTTATCATCATAACATTGCTCGTAGCCAATTGCATATAGGGTTTCTTGATATGATAAATATTCTAAATCAAATGAAGCTGTTCTTTTAAAATCATTTACACATCTTATTTCTTTATCGTCTGTTTGTAAATCTATTATCTGGTCTAATTTACCAGCACATAAGACCTTACCTTCATATTCTATGATTATTGGTATTTCACTATAAATTACCTTGAAATTATATAATCTTTTTATTAATTTATAACTTCTTAATTCTGGAATAGAAGTTTCTACCCCTTCTTTTTCATAAACTTCTATTGCTTTATGCATTTTTGTTCCACGTGTTCCAGCTCTTTCTAAAGTGCCTTTATCGACATTTTTATATTTGTCTTTAAAGATTGTCTTTTGTAGAATTCCAGTCACACTAGGAACGACTATATTATCGACTAAATAAGTGTGTGTTTCTTCGTCAAAGTTTAGGATGTGATTTTTTAGCCTATATGTTTCCATCTGTAATTTTCTTAAAATTTACTTTTATTGAGGACGAAGTATGAGATATTTTTGAGCATTCGTCGTTGATGTCTGGGTATTTTTCTTTTAACATTTTTGTATCTAGTTTGATTGTGTCAAAGTCGTCAACGTATGTTATTGAAAAATAATCTGTTTCTAATTTTTTGATGTTTTTAGCTTCCATTTCTTCTTTGATTTGCTTTCTCAACTCGTCTTGCATAATTTTTAATCTTTTCATTTCTTTTTCAAATTTATAAATATTATTTACTGCTGTTGCGTCTAGTATATAATTATCATTTTCTAAAGTGATTATGTCCATTATTTTTCCTCCCTATTTAAAATGTCTTTTAGCATTAATATTGTTGTGCTAGCTTGTGTGATAGTCAATTCTTTTAGGTTTTTCTTTTTATAGTTCGCTAGTATCTTTTCTTTTTGCTCGTCGGTAGCTGTTTCTTCAATGTAAACTAATTGCTCATTTGTGATTAATAATTCTTTTTCAGTTTTAGTATCTTGAGCGTCGAACATATCATTTTCTACAATGTCAAATGCTGACATATATAAATATCTTCTTTGATACGTTTCTACTCCTCCTAAAGCTTGTATTGAATTACAACCTTTTAGTTCTAATTCCCTCATAGGACTTGTATAAGTTTCTTTTTCTTCTGGTTTTTCTGCATTTACAATTGTTAAAAATGCTTCTTCGTTTGAAAAAGTTATTTTAGTAAATAATTTTTCTTCATTACATAATTTTATAATAGTCGGTAAGAAGTCTGCTAATTCGTAATATGAGAAGCCTGCATACTTATTTTCTCCTGTTTTCTTTAAATTTGCTTCTAATAATTTTTCTTTAATATTTTGAATTTTTGTGTATATATTCATATTTCCTCCTATATTTCTTTAAATGTTTGTTTCGTTTTATCATAAATTGTTTTTATTGTTCCCAGCATTCCATCTCTATTTTTTGCTATTTTTAACATCATATTGATTACTGGTTTTGATGTATCTTCTCCAGCTTCTGGGTATAATAATATAACTTTACTTGCCGAATTTTCTAACTCGCCACTATCTTTTAGCATTGATAATGTTAATTCTTCAGTCTGGTATGCTCCTCTGTTTAATTGACTTGCACTTATTATTGTACAATCATACTCTAAACAAATTTGTCTTAATTGTTTAGCAACTTCTGTTGCTTGCTCATATAATGACTTTTTATCTTCACATCTTGTTAGTCCTATATGGTCTATGAATAAAATCGTATGTCTGCTTTTATCTTTTACTTTTGCAAGTATTGATTTTATTTCTTTGATGTCATTTGCTTTATGCTCTATGACAACTTTATTTGAAGCTATTTTTTTAATTGTATCTTCAATGATTTTTACTTGACCTCTATTTGGAGTTTCTACATCCATAATTTTCATTTCTGCTCGTATAGATACAAGTCTTTTATAAATTGTCGATTTACTCATCTCCATATTGAAGTAAATACATTGATAATCATCCATTAAATCGTCCATAAAGTTTAATAACAAGCCTGATTTACCAGCACCAGTTGTTGCTCCAACTATTAGAAAGTCATTCTGTACTAATTTTAATTGGGTATTTAAGTTTGAGAATTTTTTTAAATTTATGGATGTCTTTTGTTCATCTAATACACTTAACATTTCTTCTTCTGTTAATTCGCTTGCTTCTTGTATCGGGTTAATCTCATCTAATTTTTTTATTTTTTTAACAAATTCTCCATAACTCATTTTTTTATTTTTTAAATCGTTATTTAAATTTGCTATTATATCTTCTTTGTAATATTTTAAAATACTTTCTTCTGATAGTTTTAACTGCTCTTTATAAGCATTTTTATAAAAAAATACTTCGGTTAATAATTTTATATAATAATCTTGATTGAATTCTTTATTTGCTAAAAGTGATTGAGCATTGAGAATATGATATTTTTTCCATGCCTTTTCTATTGATATTAACATATTTTTATTTTCTTCAAGAAATAAGTATTGTGGTTTTATTTGATTAATTTCTATAAGCTCTGGTTTATTAACTAACAAAGCTATATATTCTGTTTCAATTTCTTCTCTATTATCTCTATGTATTGTTAGCATTACTTTCTCCTACTCTTATAAAAACTCCGTCTTTATTATAACCAAATCTTACTCCTCTACTTTCATAGATTTCACCAACTATTGTGTTATCTTCTTTTTCTTTTTGTTTTTTATAAACAGGTTCTTGTTTTTTAAACCACTCTTCTCTTAAAGCTCTTCTTAAAACACAATTATAATCTTTATACTTTTTCCCAGTAGCTTGACAATACTCATCTAATTTTGAAATATAGTAGTCTATTTTTTCTTTAAAATAATCATTTGTTAATCTGTTATATTGTTCTTCAGTTAATGAAATATTTTCATATTCTCCATATTTTTTTATATATGTATTTATACATATATTTTTTTTATTATTATTTATATTATTATTATTGTGTAAAGTAGCTTTACTACCCCCTAAAGCTTCTTTACTACCCCCTAAAGCTTCTTTACTACCCCTAAAGTTTTCATTTTCGTCACTATTTATTTTCTTTAAATTTACTTTATATGAATTAAATGCGACATTATTAATTACTTCAGTTTCTTTTATTATTAAGTCTTTTTCACATAATTTTTTTAATGCTTCATCGATTGTTGGTAAAGAAACACCTATAAATTCAGCAAAGTATTTTCTACTACTCCTGCAAGAAGTTTCTCCATCTTGAGAAAAACCATAAATGATTGCATATACAAGCAATTGGTATTTTGATAATTGTAATTTAGTTATCATCCACCCGTGTATCGTATAATACGATTTATCTTTTAACATTTCCTACCTCCTAAATACTAGCCTCCCTCTTTAGTGTCGTTTTCGCCTCCTTTACTAATGATATTATAATACATTTTTTATATCTTTTAAATAGAATTCTATTAAATTTTAAATTTTTGTTTTAAAGCCGTTTTAAAAGGTTTTTATGTTCAAATGGGTATTTATATTAATTCTGTTATTTCGTTTAATATAGCCCCATTTCCCACTTGAATTTGCCTATATTTGTGTATTTGTTTAATTAATTACAAAAAAAATGAGATTTCTCTCACTTTTTAATCTAAATAATCACTACTTTCAACGATTTCTCCAGTTTTTGTATTCATATAGATGTTCTCATCAATTTCTGTATAATCGTCTTTATAAAAATTATTATAATTATTGTAGTAATTATATGTCTCTTTTACCCTTTTATAGTCGAAAGTTCCTACATTTTTTTCGTCATCTAATATTTCTTTTACTTTTTCAATTGTTTCTGTTAGTTGATTAAATTTTATAATTTCGCTTGTCGAGTGTTCTTGATAATAACCAGCACTTAAATTCACTGACGCTACTTCCCACTCATCGCTAATGTAAACGATGTCGGAAAATGAACCTATTGCTAATTTGAAGCCGAAGTTTTGAATATACTTTTTAAATTCTTCGTTTCCACAATCGTAGAACACACAATCGTCTTTACCTCTTCTATCAATTTCTATAATAAATTTAACATCAGCTGGAATTATAGTTCTAACAAATTTATCAGCTCCTACACATCCCATTTCTTCGTCTTCTGTAAACAATACATAAGGTTTGTGAGTTTCTAATATTTTCATTATTGCGTAAACTCCACATCTGTCATCTCCACCTATTCCTTGTGGTGACCACATAACATCTTGTTCTTTATCGTAATAAATTTCACTAGGTTGTCTCGTGTGGACAGTGTCCATATGAGCTACTAGCATAACTGGGATATCTCCTTGTGCGTATAAGAAGCCATCACCGATAACAGGTTTATAACCTTGCTTTATAAGATATTCTTCTAATAATTTTTTTAGCTCTGGTTGTTTTGGTTTTAATATTTTCTTTAATGCTTCCATATTCTCCTCCTTTTACCAAATACTATGACCACTATCATCTTCATGCTCTTTGCCTGTAATGATATTGTTATATTTTGATACACCGATATGTATCTCATTTGTTTTATTTATATCTTTATCTTGTTTATTAATGATTGCTTTATGACCGAAGCCATTCTCTATATCGTTGTAGACATAACCATCGTCTTCAACTATCATATTAGCTCTTTCACAAGAACTATATTTGAACCAGTTATTATTTAAACCTTCGTGTAATTTACAATAGTTCTCTTCAAATATGGCTCTAATTCTGTCAGAAATAGTGTCGCTGTCGTATGGGTATTGTCTACTAAAGACCGTTGCACTATTCTTTCCGTCCCAGTAAATCATTTGACGCCATTTCTTGCTATTGGTTGTAAATCTGAACTTTTCCATATATTCTACTTCTTTATCATATACGTATGCTACTGCACTTGAGCTGTCAAACATATATGCTAACGTTGCGTGTCTCCACTCTCCGTCAAAGAAGTTATGGCAACTTCTCCAGCCACTTTTATTTATGGATGTAGTTAAGAAGTCTACTGGGTCTATACTTATGACTAATTTTTGTGTACCTTTTTCTTGATACATTTTTGAAATTTCCATATTCAAGTCATTATTATTATGCAATGCCATTAATTTAGTAAATTTCATTCCCTCTTTTATTCTTTTATCGCCTGCCCATTCTTCTGGAAAGCGACCTTTTAACAATTTATTCTCTTTAAGACAATCTAATGATATGCTATTGATGTAATATTTATAAAATGGGAATTCGTCCATTAAATCGCTTGCTTTTTGTCTAAAATACGTACTATCTTTTTCTATTTCCCTTTCTTCTTCTATTTTTAATTTTCTACCTAAAAGCCTATACCAATGATATTTACTTTTTGCCCACTCTTTTAAATACTTTCTGCAGACTTCGTTTGTTATTTGCTCGTTAACATCTTCTATTGTATAATCGGCGTCGTCTTCATCATCCATCCATCTTAAATCATAAGAAAGTCTCGTTTTAATGATGTTTTTAAATGTTTTGATGTCGACTTGTGCTATCATCTCTCTGATGTCACTTGCTTTTGGAATATCTGTTTCTTTTAATTTTAATTTGGGGTCTTCTGTAATTTCTAACTGGTCGTCATTTACTATTCCACCAAAATTACGTAAAGCTGATATGATTGCTGGCGTTAGATTTGATGGGAAAGTTATTTTTGCATTTTCTACGTAAAAATCACTTGAACCTTTCAAAAATAATTTTATCTGATATATTGGAAATGTACTTAATAATCTGAATTCTGTACAATCGTATGAGCATATAACGATGTCATATTTTATACAATCAGAAGAACTACATACATTATAGTTTTCGTCTAGCCAAATATGGTCTGAACTAAAATTTCTCCTTCTTTGTTCTTTTATTATTACTTCCCCTTCGTTTACTTCAAAAACTCCTAATTTTTCTGATGTTTCTTCCATACGTTCCTCCTAAAAATCTTTATCATCAATTTGTACCTGCTTTGATACAGGAATTCTTTCGTAATTATCTTCAACATTTTGTTTATAATTGTCAAAGTCGTTTTTTAAAGTTTTTAATTCTGTTTCTAAATCTTCAATCTTATATATAATTTCTTCAAAATCATATAAATCTTTCTCTTGAAAGCTGTCTAAATTATAATCTTTCATTAATATTCTCATTTTAAATCTCCTAAATTCTCTAAAATTAAATCTTTTAAATCTTTTATTTTTAAAATCTTTTGATACTTTTCTTTGTAAGCTAGGAATTCTATTCTTGCTCTATTTAACGAATAATTATAATCTTCTTCGTTATTGATTACTGATACTATATTTTTATATATATTTTCGCCAGTATCTTTATTTTTGATATTAACATAAGCTGGTAAAATTTCTTTAGTATCTTCTGTAATTACTTCAACACTTCTAATGAGCATTCTAGCTTGCATTCTTCTGAACTTATCGCCTGCTATTTCATCGTCCCATTCAAAGTATTTATGAAGGATGTTGTCTTCTTCTTTAGCTGTTTCCACTACTAATTCTGGGGTTAATTTTCCATTTTCTTTTTCGATAATTTCAAATTCATTTCCGACGTCAGTAGCTACATCTCCAGCTCCGATTAAACTTGTACACGCTTTCCATCTATAAACCATAATTCACCTTCTTTCCTACCTGCCACAGCATGACACAACTTGCCGAGACTTAACTTACCCCGTCCGTAAGCTACCTCACCCTGCCTGCCGAAATGTGCCTTACCCAATCACGCCCTATCTCAACACCACCTGAACCTACCACGCCTGCCGTACCATAATTTCCAAAAACTAACTCAAACCACCCTACCACACTACATTGATTTATACTCCTTCTATATGAAATGAACCATAAGAGCCACCTTTTTCAGCTCTCCATTCTCCAATTCCTACACTGAAGCCTCCAATGTTTAAGAAGTTAATAATTTGCTCTAATGAGAATACTGCACTATTATATTTGATTTCTACTACTGCTTCCCATTTTTTAAATTCTGCTCTATATCTTATGTCTGGGTAGCCATTTGCTACACGTACCATATCTTCTCTTATTTCTGGAGTTCCTTTTATTTCTATATATTCACTATCAATGTGGAAAGCTCCGTTTAACGATACTTTATCTTTTGCTAATTTACTTCTGTATGCTCCACTTACAGCACTTGCTTTTAAACCTATCGAAGGAAAGCCAAATTTAGCTCCTTCATCTAAAGCTTTTTTAAATGCTTCTTCTGTAAATTCTTCTGGCATAGGTGTTAACCAGTGTAAGCTTCTCATAAAATCTTCTACTGGGTTTTTAGCTTCTCTTGGTGCTTCTGCTTTCTTCATTTGCTTTTCTAACATTTGTCTTTTTGTTTTTTCATTAAAATTATGAACTATCAAAGGTGTATCTCCCACTATTTTAACTACTGCTTTCTTTATGTCTATTGGTGCTAATTCAATTGTTTCTTTCTTTGCCATAACTATTCATCTCCTTTTTTATTTCTTGAAAGAAAGGTGATTTTTTCTCCGATTAAGAAGTTCCCATTTTTGATTGTACCTCTAACTCCTATAACATCGCCTTCTATACAATCATGCTTTATATTTTGCATTAAATTGTATGATATACCTATTGCAATATAATTATTTTTATATTCTCCATTTGTCTTATACTCATCTTTTACATTAAGTATTATTTCATTATTACCCATCATTTTGTCTATCTTTCCTACTAGTGTAAATTGATTTAACATTTTAATTCCTTCTTTCTATATTTCAATAATGTCTTTATATTCTACGTCATAATTATCTTTGATACATCTTTTTATATCTCCGTCGTAGAATTTATCAATTAATGATTTGCTAATAAATGCGATTGTATCATAGTCTTGTGGGTTGTTTTTGATTGCGTAATTTTCTACCCCCGTTTGACTATCTATTTTTAATTCATAATATAATTTCATTTTTAACCTCTTTCCATAAGGCGTATGTCTATTATATATTCTCTACCATTAACCATTGCTGTTTTTCCAAAAAAGATTTTACCAATTAAATCTTCAACTCTGGCATTTGTCATATTATTAAATCTAATCTTTTGACCTTTTTTTGCTCCTGTTAAATAAGTAATAAAAGTATGGAAGCTATCAACTTTTCCATTTGTATGATAGCCTACATCTTTTTTATAAATTGTCATTTGCTCCATTTCCATTTTTATTCCTTCTTTCTAAAATTCTATAATTAAATTTTTATCATTGTCATAAACTTTTTTCATTTTGTGAGTTAAAATATAGTTTATAAAATAATCTCTTGCAATTCCATTTGAAGTTTTAGTAAATATAATTTTCATCCCGTTATCTAATATTATCATTTTTAATTCCCCCTTTTTATATTTTGACTATTTCATAGAAATAATCTAATTCATAACCATCTTGTTCTGCTTTGATTAAAGCCGACTTTTCTGTTCTAGCTTCTTCTATAATATAAGTAAGCTTCCCGTCTCTTAAAAAACCTATTTTGTATAATTTCATAACCTTTTCCTCCTTTTGATGTATATTATTATAACACTTTATAATAATTTGTAAATACTATTTTAACATTTTTTTAAAAAAATTTACAAAAAAAAAGAAGCATTTCTGCTTCCCTTGACAATAATAAAATTATCAGTTAAACGACACCATTGAAATAGAGCTGTAGTTTACCACTACATCTATATTATAACTCTACTTAATTTGGATGTCAACTAATTTCTTTTGATTTCGATAGCTTCTAGTCTTAAAGATTGACCTGTTGTTCCCATAGTTGTAATTCCGTCAGCTAATGTCCATTGTGTCCAGCCTGTGCCTTCAACGTGAACTCTATATTTGAAGTCACCTTTTAAGCATAAACACTCTAATCTTCTCCACTCTCCAACAGTCCCTATGATTGTATCTTTAGTGATAATACCATAATCTTTCCAGCCAATTCCTTCCATTTGTGCTTTAGCGTGTACTTCTAAATCTGTATCAATTTGAATTGCCTCTAGTCTTTTAGATTGACCTGTTGTTCCAGCTGTTTCGCCTTCATTGACCCAGTCTTGCCAACCATAATCTTCTCCTTGAGCACGATATCTCAAATATTTATCTTCATTTGGTCTTAAAGTCACATAATCATTTGAGAATATTTTACCATAACCAGCTAAACCTTTATCGTGTCTTGTATTATTTTGGTCGTATAAAGTATTTGCGTCAATATATATAGCTATATGTCCATAACCATTTGCTTCATTTGGAAATACTAAAATATCGCCTTTCTTTTGGTCTGATGTAGTATGTCCTAAACCTTCATTAACGTAAGAAGTTATCCACGTTTTTGCATCGCCTCTTGCTGTTGCTGGTTGCCCTAAACATTGATTGATATATTGCTGAACTAAACTTACACATTGTCCTTTATATTCTCCATTTGGTAAAGCCACCTGTGTGCCTTTAGTCTTTGCAATGAATTCATCTAAAGATATTTTACTCATTGCTATCACTCTCTTTCGTATCTTTCTTATTGAAATAATATACTATAATTGCTGTAGTGATTGACATAAATACTTCTGTTGAAATTTTGCCATTTAAAGCTAAATAGCAAGTCGTAGCACTATACATTAAAGATAATATTGATTTCAATTTTAATAGATTTGTAAATGCTTTCTTCATATTATTACCTCCTATTTTAATTATACCACAAAAAAGAGAATTAATCTCTTTCTGGTATATTCATATAATAAATAAAGACTTTATCTTTTTTAGCGTCTTTGTCGTCAATAAAATTCTTGCTAAATTTGGCATACATTTCGACATCTGTATCAAATAAATCTTTATAGTCGTTGTAGGCACTATTCATAACTACGAAGAAGTCTATATCTCTTATATTAGTCATCCCATATTTTGATTGAACTTGCTTTGTTTCTTCAAGTGTCCAGTGGGTCGAATATGGTTTCATATTTTTAACTATTTCTTTAGCTTTTTCTTCTGTTAAAATTTTGCCATTTAAAGCAACATATAGTTTATTGCATAACTTATGATATAATTCTTCGTCGCATTCTTCTATATGCTCCATTGCTTTATCAAAGACGTGGTCTAGCATTTCCATACTTTCTTTATTGCCTTTTTCCACAATTTTATCAACATATTTTATGTGCATAATTACTTCCTTTCTAATAATTCTTCGTTCTGTTGAATTATGATTTTATTTTGCTCTATGCTTTCTTCTAATAATTGTATAGATTTCTTTAGATAATTTTCATCTTGGTTATCTAATTTTTCTTCTAATATCTTACTCTGTTGCTCATTTTCTTTTAGGTTCTGAACAGCTATTATGAAAGATATTAAATTTATAATATCGAGAAAGCCAAATTGGTTATTTTGATTTTGCATTTAATGTTTTTGTTGACCCCGTAGTTCCTCTACCTTCAGTTGGGCATACACTATTTTGAAGAACAAATTGTCCTAAACTAGCATACACGTTATTATTGCCATAGACTAATGTATAAGCGTATCTTCTTCTTAATTGGTCTGGGAATATATTATTTGAAGCATATCTACAGAATAACGGAATAAGACCTGTTTCTGCTTGAATATAAATAGGCAAATTAGCTGTTGGTCTTACATTGCAAGTTAACACCATTTTATACTTATTTAAATTAACTAAATCTTCTGATGTAATAGTTTCACTTGGCGTTAGTATTACCCCTGTGGATGTAGTTGTCGCACTTGTTATTATCATAGTTTTTACAGGCGATACATTATAATTCATATTAAGTCTCCTTTCTATCACTTTCCTGACATCAGGAAAAAGGTACCGACTTATATGTCGGTACCATTATAAGTCACTCTTTCGAGGAATAGTCTATTGACTAGATTAAGTTATTTCCACAGCCATTAAAACCATTTAAAGCTAATGCTTGACTTTGGTAAGGACTGCAAGTCAAATATGCTGGTACGCTTCTAGGCACTACATATTGATTGATATAACCTTCGATATTTGCTGTTTGACTTAATTGTGATAATTGGAAGTCTCTTGCTTGTATCATACTATTTTGCTCTACGACTTTATCACGTAAGCCTTGAATTTCGTATTGACACATTTTATCAAGAATTTTTTGAGTATTCTCGTTAGCGTTAGTTATGATACTGCAAGTGTTTTGAGCGTTTTCAAATCGAACGTTGTCAATATTTCTATTCGTTTCACAGCAACAAGTTTGCATTTGAGAGCCAACACCAGTAATTGCTGAATTAACAGCACTTAAACCTGTACATAAATCTCTTTGTAAACCAGTAAAGCCAGTATTTATGTTATTATTAGCTTCTCTTATTCCATTTTGTAAGTCTTGGAAATTCATATCTTGACATAGTTCTCCACGAGTTAAAGCTCCTTGATTTCCGTTATTACCAAAGAAGCCACCATTCATAAAGCCTGCCACAATAAAGAATATAATAATTGCAAAAATCCAGCCGTAAGTTGTGTTTTCCATAGGTTTCTCTCCTTTCTATTCATCTATATCAACTATTTGGATGTAAATAGAAGATACTAAAATTTAAGACCTAAAGTATCTAATACTTTTTGAACAATGTTTGTATCTGTTCCACTCTTTTTGCAAGCTTCGTTTATTTTATCTTGAACAGAACCTGCACCATTTACTATTTGTTGTGTTATCTCCCACGCTTCACTATATTGTGGGTTATTCTTGATTAGATTTTCCATCATTGCTTTTTTGTCTTTTGCCTTCATTATTTGTTGTAGCATTTGAAAATTCATTTAACTTCGCCTCTAATTCTTTTATTTTTAAATTTTGTTCTTCAATTTTTAAATCTTTCTCTGTCTTTGGTGGTATTAATTCATACGTTGTAATATCTCCATTTAATTCTTTTACTTTTAAATACCCATTTTCAGGCGATATGAACGCCGTTTTCCTCTGAATAGGTATATTCTCCACTTCATCTGTTTTGTTTATGAAACGTGCTTCAAATTCATTTTGGGATGTATTGCCGATGTTGATAACGTTTTGTGGTTGTTGTTGCATATTTTGATATTTTTCTTTTAGATTTTGTAAATCACTAATCTGTTTATCTATGTTATTAATATTGAACTGATTACTTAAATATGGGTTCCCATACATTATTCTCATCTCCTAAAATATAAAAAGAAGGAATAATAGATACTGCGTACTGACGCTACCACATACCTCACTGGACTTATGGACTTTTTTCATCTATTTTTCCTCCTTTCTTATCTTAATTTTATATCTATAAAATATGTGCTTCTAGTCGAGTGCATAAAAAAAAGAGATATTTCTATCTCATTATATATACTCTAATTGTAAATGCTATTTTTTCTTGAACTTCAGCAATTCGTGCTGTATCTATATCTAATAATTCTGATATTTTATTAAATGATAAACCTTGTTTAAATCTGTATTTATAAATTAGATATGTAAAATTATCTTCTTCACTTATCTTTTCTTCAAATTCTTTTAACTTTTTATTTTCACAATTAAATTTGACATATTCTAGTACATCTCTACAATTGCTATTTCTTCCTGTCCATAGGTAGATATTTTTTAAATCTGCTTTACCACTTAAAATATATGCTGTAAAGATTGAACACATAACTCCCACAGTCACATCGACCCTTGACACTACGAAAAGACTAGTGAAAATTAATAATGTCCATATCAAACATTGTTGCCATTTTTTATAGTGCTTTGGTAGTTTAAAACAAAATCTCGCCACCTCAAATGTGAAGAAGATTATTAAAGTATTTAAATCACTTATCTTTAATGCTTGTGCCATTATAATTAGCATTAATGTTTCTGCAATGTTGAATAATAAACTTTTTAAATTACAATATTTTTCCATATTACCTCCAAAAAAAAGAATAAACCGAAGTTTATTCTCCATCTTCATCTAGGAAGAACCACATAGAATTCATATCATCACCTCGCTAAATCATAAATTTATAAGATATTATTAGCGTTATATAAAGAAGGACGATTGTAGTATTTAGTAATAATATACTAATATTCCTTAAAGTTAAACTCTTTATTCTTTGGTTAGCATTCCTATTCCATAAACTTCTATATATATTATACCATTTATTAAGCTTTTTGCAAATCAACAAGGGCATAAATAATAGAATTCTATTAATGATTAAAGCTAGTATATAATTATCAAATAGGAAGTAGCTTGCAAACGAGGTTATCATCATGTAGTCAAATAAAATAATTATTAAGAATAGGTCTATAATATCGCTCTTATATAGCACTTTTAATATCACATATATACAAATGCCAAATAGCATATACAGAATATAATCGTATCTGCATATAGTTATTAGCAATATATATGCCACGAATATTAAAATAAAGAATATTAATTTATGTTTATCTTTCTCTTTGATTGCCAATAACATACTCCAATAATAAAGAACGTCTGGAAGCATACCAAAGATTAAACTGATAATCATATTTTCCCTCCTTCAAATTTTTTGTTGTATATTATAAAACAATTTTTTCAATTTGTAAACTATTTTTTATTCTGAATATTCACTAATAGGTTTTATCTGGTCTGCATAAGCAGAAAATAATGAAGAAGATTTGTAAGCAGATACGCTTGCGTCTGGTACATATATATAACAAGTACCACTCTCTACTGGACTGCCTGCAAACATTTTATTTGAGCTTTTTATTGGGGTTTTTTGTTCCCATATAATTGCTGTCAAATTAGTGCAATTTTCAAATGCATTTGTTGTAGTTATATTAGAAGTTGTTCTACAATTTTTAGGCATTCTTATTGTTTTTAGATTTGTACATCCAGAGAACATATAAGAAATATTTGAAAGTACGTTTGTTGTTCTTGTAGATATTAAATCTGTTAAATCTATTTCTTCTAATGATGTGCAATCTTTAAATGCATAAGATAAATTATAAATTGCATAAAATGTTTTTGGAAATATTATTTTTTTTAGTTTTGAACAACCTTGAAATGCATAACTTAAAGTCGTCACTCCGTAAGGGTAGAAGCCTGATAAATCAACTTCTTCTAGTGCTGTACAGCCTCTAAACATTTGCCCCATATCTGTTAATTTTTTTGAAGTTGTAGCTTTTGAAAAATCAACTTTTGTTAGTGCGTAGCAATATGCGAACATACTATACATAGTAGTACAATTTTCAAAATTTAATGTTTCAGGTAATTTTAATTCACTTAATTTTTGACAGCTTGTTAAAAATTGATATAGAGTTGTGACGTTTGAAAAATCAAATGTAGATATATCTAGTGCTGTCAATATTGAATTCCCACCAAACATATATGACATATCAGTTGCCTTTGATGTGTTAAAAGGCACGACTAATTTAGCATAACTACTACTTTTAGTTGCAAATTGATTGAAGGCATATTTGAATTTCTCAACATTTTTTGTGTTCCATTTTGACAAATCTAATTGTCTATTACTTATTATTGGGTAAGCATTACTAAATATATATGACATATCAGTACATTGCGACATATCAAGGTTTTCTAATTCTGTACAGAAGCCACTCTGATAGCTTGATAAAACGTCAGAAACGATATCACAGAACATACCATAAGCATTAATTGGAGCTTTTATTCTTTTAAATAAAGTTTTATACATTTTTACCATATCGTCGCCATAAAACATATATGAGCAGTCGTTTATAAACCATTCTGCGTCTATATCGTTGACTTTCTCACTTAATTCTTGAATACTTTCGTCTTCTATTGAAGTTATTCCTTTATTATTTAAGTTATCAACTAATTTTTTATGAGTTAAATCTATTTTTTCAGTGATTAAATTTGCACTTGAGTTTGGAGAAAGTCCTAAAGCTTTTCTTATATTTTTAAAAGCAACTCTAATTGTTTCTATCTTTTCTGATATTGTTTTCATATTATAATTCCCCCTCATATTCACTAATAGGTTTTATCTGGTCTGCAAAGTTTGGCATTAATGATTTCCATTTATCAACTAAATCATCTAATACATAGAAGAAGCAAGTACCATTGTAAAGATTTCCTCCTGTTGAACTTTTATAATCTTTAAAAGCTTCTTCATAATTTATGGATGTTGGCAATGTTTCTTGAAGCCATATTATAGCTTTTAATTTGTCACATTGATAAAACATCCTGTATTTTTTTATAGTCCCAGTTAAATTCGTAGGAAGTATAACGGTCTCTAAATTATAACAATATTCTATCATTCCATTTGCCAAAAGACCACTTGAGGTACTACTTGACCCCCATACTTTGTTCTTTAAATCTAATTCTGATAAATCTAGTGTCGACCAATAGCAAGCGTGGAACATCCCACCATTTGAATTATTCGACTTGTTCCATGCGTTTTTATAAACGAATTTATCTCCTTCTTTACCACAAGAAGAAAATAGGAAAGTCACAGTCGATGTGGAAGATATTAGCGACATTAAACCATCTGCTATCTTATCTCTATCACCATATATATATCTTTGTACTACAGAAAGATTGCTATACGTTGTGTCGGTAATTGTTCCTTTAGGTGTTATTTCGCCAACTGCTTCTGCTAATTCAACTATATCTGAAGAAGAATTCTTAACGATGTATTTATTTGCTAAATTATTAGTTAAAGTTTCTTTTACTTCAGTAATTGGAGTAGCTAAATCTCCGATTGAAGTATCTTCTGATTTTCCTAATTTAGTACGAAGATTTTTTCCAATATCATTTAATAGTTTTATTTTATCTCCTAAATTTGCCATACTATCACTCCTTTTTAATTCTTAACGTCCAATGCGTCAATTTCTTTCTTTATGTCGTCAATAAATGAATTGCCACCTAAACCTTTATAAGCTTCATACATATAATACCAGCCTTGTTTACAATAATAAGGAATTGCTCCTATTTCTTTATAAGCAAAGTAGACATTTGTCATACTGGAACGCAATAAGCATTTAATAGCGTCATTATATAGATGTTCTTTCTTTAATCTGCTTTCTATTCTACTTATTGCATAGCCCAGTAATAACGGAACAATATATTTTATAGCACTCGTCAACGTAATATTAAGCATTTGTACTATACTCCGATGTGATTAATATAGAAGCGTTCTTTGTATAATCTTCTTCACCTAAATTAAATTCTAATGATAAAGCTTCATTGCTGGCAATATTGTATTCTTGCTCTACGTCTATTTGTTTAATAAGATTTCCCCACGCATCATTTAAAGTAATTTTTAAATCAATATTTATTAATTCATTTGAGCTGTTATTATAAAAACTTACATTAATTTTAGTTCCATTTTCATCGTATGTTAAGCTGTTAGCTGAAGCTTGTAATGAATATATACCAGAGTAGTCAATATACATCCACGATGTTAGGATGTCGCCTTCTTTATGTGTTGGTGTACCCCATACATCGTTTTGCTTTTTATATGTCGCAGTATAATTATATCTACCAGTTGGACAGCCTACATTAAACATCCATGTGTTAGTTATTGTTCCCCCGTTTTGTGTTATTTCGTTTGTGAAATTAGCTACTAATTGAGTAAAATCACTACATACATAATTCCACATATTGTCATCGAAAATATAATCATAGCTTTTGCTTTCAAAAGAAGGGTCTGTAATAGTTAAAGTGTATTTATTATCGATTGACGAATATACAAATTCTGCTTTTGAATTACCATCGTCGCTTTGAAAATAATAATTTGCTCCATCACTTTGTGTGCTTCCATTATAACTGATATTATTATCTATAACTAAATCTTTAGGACTTCCAAAATAAGAACTTGAATAAGTATCAAAAGGGTAAGTTTCTCTGCTATATACAATCGCTATATCTCCGTCAACACCTATGCTATTGTCAGGAATTTCTTTTACTTCATATAAACCTGTTATATTCTCTCCACTTCTTATTTTACTTGCTAAATCTGTAATTAATACAGAATTATCAACACCTAATTTTTCTCTAATTGCGTCTACTCCTTCTTTTATTGTTTGCAACTTTTTAGATACACTTTCTGTCATATTATTCTTCCTCCTTTATAATGTTATCTATTCTTTGCTCTATTTTATTTAATGAAATGTCCATTTCTACTTCTTCGTTGTCTGGAATAACATCTCCGATTGCTTCTAATACTGCTGATGTTCCTATTACATCATCGGCAATAGTTTCAATTTCTTCATCGATTAAGTCCCATTCAGTTTCTGTATAATCTGGAATAATTGGGTTAATGATGTCAGAATAATTACTTACACCTAATAGATTAAGGATGTATTCAATTGCTCCTTGCATTGTTGATACTCCAATTCCTGTTGGGGTGTCATTATATTCTGCTACTCCTCCTCCACCACCTGTAATAGTGATAGAATTTCCTATTGTTTTACCTCCAGCTGTTAATTGAAGTTTACTATTTGAATAACTTAAACCATCTGCTTTTAGATTTAATAAAGCATTGATTTGTTCTGTAGTTGAATATGAACTTAAATCTGGAATATCACTTTTATTAGCTTTGCTTTTTAATAAATCATCTGTTTCAACCTTTGTGTAATAATCATCTAAATTTTTTAATAATTCATCGACTTCTTCTTTTGTATAATAACTACTTAATTGGTCTTTATTAACAAGGTCTGCTAATTCACTAACATAAGCATAATCGCCTATTGGTTGAAATAATTCTTGAGTTTCGTCTTTTGTGTAGTAATTACTTAAATCTATATCAGTAGTGCCTATGTGTTCCCAGCTATCTACCCATATATATTCGTCGTAAATATCATTTTCTTTACCTTCTTTTGGGACTAAATACATTATTTTAGATAGTCCCGTTTCTGGTAATTCTGACACGACTTCTACTTTAAATTGACTTATTTTAGCAACCAATTCATCTACATAATCTTCTGTAGCATAATCTTTATCGTTATCTAATTCACTAACCTTTGTTGGTATTGTATCAATTTTATTTTTATATTCGTTTGTGAAATTGTTGTCTGTATGATTGTAATTCTCATCTATAACGATGTCATCAGGTAATTCTGCACTATCGCCTTTATCTCCCTTTTCTCCTTTGTCGCCTTTTTCTCCTTTTTCCCCTTGAGGTCCTTGAACACCTTGCTCACCTTGTGGTCCTTGCTCTCCAGTATCTCCTTTATCTCCTTTGAATAAGCCTGCTTCTTTATCTGCTAGTAATTCATCTTTTACTTGATTTATTTCGGAGATTTTAGCATTTGCTGTTTCTAACCACGTAGGGTATTCATCTGGAATAGTTTCTGTGGCATTAATTTCTTCTCCTATTTTTAGGAAGAATTTATTACTCTTAAATACTGGAATTCCTATAGCAATTTCTTCTTGAGTGATTTGTAGTTGTAAATCTACTTTCCAGCCTTTTAACAAGCTGTTTTTAATTTCTAGCTCGTATAAGTCGTCGCTCTTCTCCATTTCTATAAAGTAGTCGTGTACTTCTTTGTCATATTCTTGGTGTACCAATAAAATTGCTTGACCTTCTATAAATTCGTCTAATTTAAATTGCAATTTACCTTGTAGATTTTCTCCAGTTATACCTATTGTATCTGTAGGTAAATCTACTTTACTCGTTCTTGTATTTACTTTTATTAATATATTTTTCATCTATCTATCTTTCTCCTTTTTATTTATTATGATTAAATACTTCATCAAGGGTATTTAAGCTTGTCTTATAAATGCTCTTATTGTAATACATATAAAGAGCATCATCAACTATGAAATAATTTGCTCCATACTGACTTCTATATTCTCCTGTAAATATATTTATTATAGCAAATTCTTTTGTTGATATTTTATATGCGTATATTTTTGGTTTGTAGTCATCATAAATGCCAAAAGTAAATATTAATAAATAACCACTATATTTTATAATTTTTGATATATTTCTACCCACTGGGACATCTTGTGTTAATAAAATTGCACCATTATCTGTTATTTTGTATACGCTAGGGTACTTCTTACCATCATTTTCCACCATTACACTCACATAAAAACCATCTGTATCTAGTGTAAGTGAGGCGTGAGTTCCATCGTATGATATACCATTCGTGTTAGCAGTTATTTCTATATTAAGTTTTGACCACTCATCTGTTCTTGGGTTAAATTCAATAAAAGTTAACTTTTCTTCTGAATAATCTTGCAATTCTCTATAATAATCTAATAAACTATTTTTAATATATTTGTCTTTTTCAATATAGCTAAATAAGAACTTGCCATTTCTATAAATTACATCTTCAATTGGGTTTGTAAACAAATAAGGTTGCTCATATAAATAATAATCTGAACCATCATTGTCTTTAATAACTCCAGCCCACTCGTCTTTTTCATAATTATATTTATAATAATGATAGTTTGGAAGCCCACCATATTTGCTTGCATCTCCACCACGGAATAAATATATATTGCTTCCGTAAATTGAAATTAAACCATAACTTACATAATATTCATCAGGAGCTTCAATCTTTTTGAATTCTTTTTCTTCGATATTATATCTATATAAATTACCAGTTGTTGCATTTTCTTTAAAAGAGAGAGTAGTCCCACAAGTTCCTATCATAAATATTGTTTCGTCATCAATCACTAATGGAGATAATTGTTTTTCTTCTCCTTCAGCTAGGGTGTCATATAATTCAAACTTTAGATAGATTTTACTCGTGTCTTTATGTTTGTAATTTAAAATAAATACCATATTATTCAACCATCTATTCCAGTCTGTATAGCCGAATAATTTTATTCCACCACTTTCCCAGTCTTTAGCTTCTTGCCATACGTAATTGTCATTTGTAGCTTCGTAATTAAATGTCTTCGCCATTGTATCAAGAGCTTTTTCTATATTAGAAATATTACTGATTAATGGTAGCTCATTAGCTACATAAGTATGCTTTGTAAATTCTACTGAATAACCATATAATGCAAGATGTGGAATTAAAGTATTAATAATTTCATCTTGTAATTCGTTAAAATCTTCATAACTGATGTTATCTGTACTATATTTAATTCTATATTCCATTAATTACCAACTCCTGTTATTGAACCAGTTAAACCACCATCAAATTTTAATTCCGATTTAGTTATAAATATCGCCTTATAACCATATTCTGTTTCTACATTTATTGTATCACCAGCTGTTAAATAAGGCAAACCTATGTAATTTAATGATACTTCATATTTATATGCTTGATTTAATATATAATTGCCTAAATAATCTACACTATAGCCATAATTTAATGGACTATCAAATGTGAACCTATGCTCATCCTCATTTGTCTGTTTATTTGAATAATAAGTGCTTGAACTTGTGCTTGAAGGTTGTGTGTCTATAGCTGTACCTGTTAATTGAACTTCTTCTCCAGCTGTTCCAGTGACTTGTATAAATGCCATATAGTAGCCTGTACTTAATACTTGGGCGTCGCTTCCACCTTCGTGTGTTAAAGTTTCAAGTCCGAAGATGTTTCCACTTGAATTCCTTATCGCAAATACTTCATTATCTTTTGATAAAATCACTTTTTGATTTACTACATTTACATAAGTATCATCTTCGCCATAGCTCGTTTTCCCACTTATTAAAGTTGGTCTTACAATTTCTACGACGTTAATTTTATCTGTGATTGTAAACATAGCATTATCAATTAAATCTGTTCTTGCTAGTGTATCTTTTATTGTACTATCTATTTGCTCTATGTGTATTGTATTATCTCTATCGGCATAAATGATTGACGCTGATTTTAATGCGTAGTCTAATAAGAAGTCTTTCAAATAAGTATAATCTACAGCATAAGTCATTCCACATCCATCGTGTCCTGTATTTAGCAAAAAATTATAGTTATAATTTGAGTTTACGAAGTTTAAGAATTCTTCATTTCTCATTAATATTTTGAAGAACGTACCACTTCCGTCTAGCAATTGTTCTTGACTTAATTGTTGCAGAATATTCCTTCCTACAAAAGTCGTAGAACCATCGCTATTATTCTCCCATTTATAAAGATAATATTCGCCCATATATTCGTACTCTACACCAGTATCTGTATTTACTCCGATGTAAGGTCTCAAGACCGTTGTACTTGATAAATAAGCTGTCAAGCCTTGTGGGTTAATTGGGTCGAATTGCTTGCTATAGTTGTCGATTTGAACACTAAATTCATTAATTGGCATTTCTTCTGCTAATTTACTAACTTCTTCAGTTATGCTAAATTCAATTAAATCTGTCCCTTCATATAAACCTGATAGACCGAAGTCAATTTCTTGTAGTCTTATTCTCCAGTCTGGTCTCTCGACGTTATTTATTGTGATTACAGCGTTATTTACTGCTGTCTTATTATTGAATTTAACTTGTATAAATCTCTTTGAATTACCCGTTATATTGTACGTATCAGTACCATTTATAATTATAGTTAAATCTGTTGGAATATTATCGTTAAAGTATAAAGTCATACCTTCGACTTCTTTATCACTGGTTGTTGTTATTGTAAATGATTTATCAGTTAAATTTGCGAATATATCATTACTTATAAAACCTACACCTGTATTGGATGTATCATCTAATATAGCAAGAGAACCATCTAAACGAAAGAAGCCTTCTTCAAATGAAGCATAATCTGTTCCTTTTCTATCGTTGTCGAATAGTTCTCCTAAATTAGATTTATCATACGCTGTTATGGATGTTGAAAACGAAGCGTTATTTTTAACTTCGCTATCAACATAAAGAATTTCAACATAACCTTTGATTTCTCGATTATTTGATTTAATTGCTTCTTTAAATTTATCACTTGCCATAATATCACCTAATATTCTATAAAGTTCGCACTAGCTTTTGTGTTAGCTGTTATTTTATATGTTGCTCTGTCCATAAATTTAGCTTTCCCAGAGATTGGACCTCCGTACATCTTCTTCTCTACTCTATTGTTATGTCTGTCTGTATATCTTAAATAAAAGTAGTCCATATCGTATAAAGTCTGTAATAAGTCCATTTCATCGCCAGTTAAATAATTCCAACCACATATTACTTTAGCTCTGTTCCTTCTTACTATATCTCTATGTAGATAACCTGTGCTATCTTGATATGAGCGTTCCAAATGCGTATATGTTGGTTCGTAATTTTCAGGTGCTGGAGTTGGTAAATCTTTCCATACACCATCTACATAAGCTTGTAATAATGCCATAATTTATCAACTCCTTTTTATTGATGTACTTACACCTAAACGATTGCCTTCGTCTGTATAGTATTGGTAAGTTGCTTTAGCAAATTGTCTGCCATCCATTTCAAATACTGGTACTTTATCAGAATTATCTGATGTGATTTCTATTAGTTCCATTAACAATTCATTTGTTTCGCTATTATTACTAAAATTAGAGAAGTATTCTTTACTATTGAATTGTTTTGGTACGATTGCTTCTCCTTCGTGAACCATTGCCAATTGGTCGTTTGGTACGTAATTTGTACCGACGTCATAGCTATTAACAGAAGTTCCTTTTGACGACATTTTTACTAATAATTCACCGATTAATTCTGGTAATTTTGTAGCTTCTTGAAAACTTTTGATTGGGTTGAAGAAATCATACCATTTTGTCTCTGCTTTAGATGTATCAACGTCTAATTCAATTGTATAAGTTTCTCCAGTTAATTTCTCTAACGTTTGTTGATATAAATTTATTTCTTCTTCTAAATCTGCAATACCATCTGCGTTGCTTCCATACCAATCTGTATCTTTTAGATATTTAAGTCTTGTAATGTCATGCTCTATCCATCTTTTTAAATTTTCTGCTTGTTGGGCAGTTTGTTCTACACTTAAACTTCCATCGTCATAAGCTTCTTCAATCTTTTCAGCATAAGTCTTTGTTTGCTCTAGGTTGCCTGATATTTGCTCTTTCAAGCCTGCTATAGAAGATTTTAAATCGTCCATTGCTGATTTAATATTGTTTACTTGTGTCCATAAACCAGAGAAAGTCACTGCTCCTATTAGTAATAATAAACCATATATTCCAGCTAAACCTGTCGCTGACGAAGCTCCTCCGAATAAACCAATTATGGTTGAAGCTGTTGATAAAAAAGCATAAGTACCAAATATCGTTGCCAACACAGCTGGATGTTTAATTGAGAAGTCAACTATTTTTGAAATGATGTTGTAGATTGGTTGTAATACTGACACAAGCATATCTGCCCACGAAGTATCTATATCTACACCTTTCAATAAATCTTGTAGCGTAGCTAAACTTGATTGCTCTGATAGGTTAGTGATTTCATCCATACTTGATAAAGATTTTGTCAATTGTTTTTGAGTTTTATTTAATGCTCTTTCTAATAAGTCAACTCCTGTTAAAGCTTGCATTATGTAAAGAACATATTTTGATAATTTTAAAGTTAGGTCTGCTATATATTCAACAACTGGTGCTAATACTACTCCTAAAGCTGTCCATATCGATTGCATTTTATCTGCCAATTCTTGGTCGTTCTGCATATATGTACTCATTGCTTTATTAACTGCTGTAAATACGCTTCTTACTCCGAATAATGATAATGTAAATCTTTTTATTGATTTAACTGCACTTTTGAAGCCTTTTTCAATTTTACCCATACCACTGCTATTATTTTTGTCATTGAGTTCTTCTTGAGCGTCGCCAGCTTCTTCAGTTGCTTGAGCTAACTTCTTTAACTCGTCTATTCTGTTAGCATATATCTTTTCATTTGCTTTTAAAATAGCACTTTCTTCCATTAAAGCTTGTGCGAATTTGTCAGTAATTCCATAATCTTGTGGGCTTGTTAACAAACTAGATATTTCTTGAATTCTCTGGTCGATTTCATTAAAGCCTTTAGTAAGTCCTTCTAAATTTAAATCTGGTGCTACTTCTATCTTATCAAGATTTATACTATTCAAATAATTCTCGATATAGTCGCCACCTTTTTCAGCAATTTCTTCTGCTTTTTCCATTGTCTTTTGAAAACCTTTGGTGTTGACTTCTATATCTATACCATATTTTTCATTATTCATTTCTTCACCTCCCCTTTCCTTTTATTCTTATCTTTTAAGAAGTCAGGCATTTTATAAGTCTTTTTAGGCGGGTATAATTCTGGGCAAGCTTTCTCTGGGTTCTCGTATGGTTCTTTTGAGACCATCCTTGCTATGATTTCAGCTTGCTTCCATAAATTATATGCTAAACCTTTCTGCTTGTACTCTAACATTGTATTTAATTCTATAATTGTCATATCATACAAGTCGTTTATATTCATGCCTAAACTTATTAATCGTTTATAAGTATCTTGTATTATTCTTGTGTAATTTGAGCTTTCGTTGTCGTCTTGATTTGTTCTTTCGCTTCTGCTACTTCCTTCTTGATTTCCTCCAACTGCTCTTTTGATAAAAAACCTGACACCACAAGTCCTTCATAAATTACATCGTAAACTACTCTTTCCATTGTATAACCATTATCTATAAATTTATCATATAAAGCACTAGCGTCCTTCATACTAAAATTTGGAACGTCGCTTCTTCTCATATACATTAATAGCGTTGCTATTGTAGTGATTGATGTTTGTTGTATATATTTTAAAATTGGTAATTTTGTCTTTTCTTCTAATGTAATACAATCTCCACTCGTTAATCTTAATCTTATTAATTCTCCGTCTAATTCAACTTCATAATATTTCATTTTTTGTATCTCCTCCTAAAAAAATAAGATAGGCAACTTTTTTATCACCTACCTTTACTTCTATTCTCCTGTTGGAATAGTTGTTTCTGGTTCTCCAATCGCACTCAAGTACATTGTGAAGCCTAATAATTCATTTGAATTTGTTTCATTAATTGAATATCTAACTTTACTTCTGAATTGAACCTTAATTCCGTTAGTATATTCAACTGACCAATAATATGGAGTTCCTGCTTCTGCTAAATCATAAACTAATTTGATATTTGCTTCAGCTGTTGGGTCTTCCATATTAAATGGAATTTCCATTTTAATTGCTGGTTGTAAACCATCTTGTGTTGTATGATATTTTAGATTATCTAAACTATCTGTATCAACTTCATCTGGAGTTCCACCAATTGCTGGAATTGATTTAATTCCTTTTAGGTAAGTTTTTTCTCCGTCACTAGTTGACGAATAGCCTAATTTTGTCCCATTACCTAAACTATAAGAAATGTCTTGTTCCATATATGTCCTCCTTTTTAATCTAATCTATATGTTAACTCATTATATTTAACATAACCATTTATTTTCACTTTTATTATGCCGTCTATTGTAGGCATATCTTGATAAGTAATTATAGTATTCATTTCTTTAAATTTAGTATTTAATCTTTCTCTACTTCTATCTATTATTGATAAAGTATTTTCAGAAGATAATTCTTTTCTTTTTAGAAAACCTACTATGTTTACTTGTTTAGTGCTGTTCTTATCTAAATCGGTATCTAAATTGTTTTCCGTCAAATAAAAACTAAAATATGTTTTTCCTTCTTCTATAATATCATCTGACATAATAGGAGTTATTTCAATGTCTTGTATTTCTTCCAATTTTTGTTGGACAAATTCTCTCACTTATTTAATTCCTCCTTTATAGCCTTTGATATTCGCATACCCAGTCTTGGGGTAGCACTATGCAATGCATTATAATAGAATAAATATGGTTGTGTCCCAGGATGTGATACGTGCTTTGTAAATACCCATTCTCCGTTAACTTGGAACGCTAAATAGTTTTTGTTAACTGGGTATATTTCGTGTGCTCTCGTACCATTTTCTAGCAAATAACCTAAATTATAAACATTCCCAGAACTTGAACTAACGGTCAAATTACTTCCTATAAATGAAGCAACTTTTTCTCCGTTATTAGTTGTAGGTTCTTTGTATATACTTGCCACAAAGTCACCATTTTTATAGTTTGCATTTGCTACGACTTCTTCCAGTATTTCGTTTGCTGTTGTATCAACTGCTTGCTCTATACTTTTTGGAATATTACTTAATTTTCTTGAAATGTCATAAGACATCATTCGTAATTTTTTCATATTCGTTGGATGTCTACCTTGTCTTCACTAACCGACTTTATTCTATACATTGCTAATTCATTGCCGATTAAATATTTACTGATATTATCATCTTTGTTTGATACTTTAGGAAGTAAAAATTCTTCTAAATCTCCTAAAACAGACGATATTCTATAAATACTATTTATGTCTGCCCCATATATACTCGTCGCTACTTCATCTGTAGTTAAGTCTTGTTTTTGCACTTGGTATGCTCCTAGCATTTCGTATTCATCAATCGTGCTTCCATTTAATTGTTTCTTTTTATTAATTTTATATAAGTTGTACGTTCTTAAATATCTTAATAGCATTATTTCATTACCCTTAAATGGTTCTTTATGATATTATCTCGCATTGTATTGATGTTATCTTCAAAGCTTGAAGATTTGCCTCCTTCAGAAAGACTTTTAAGTCCTTCACCACCTCTTGCTAGGTACTCGGCAATTACACATTTTTTTATATATGGTTTTAATACTTCTATTCTGTTGTTAGATATAGATAAAGCGATACTTTCAACTTCATCAATTAAATCTAACAGCACTTTATCGTCTCCTCTAAAGTTTTCAGCTAAATCTCTTTTAATTGCGTCAAACATAAGTATCGCCTCCTTTTCTATTCTTCTTCAGTTTTTTTATTTCTTGAAGGTTTTTCTGGTTTTACTTCTTCCCAGCCATTTTCTTGAAATATTTTGATTGTTTCAGCGTCCGATATTATACGAATTGCTTCATCTTTCTTTAATTTCATAGATGTAAACCTCCTATTCAGATACTGCACTTGAACTTACGTAAATAGCATTTTTCTTATTGTTTCTAACAAATGCTGTGTAGTAGATACGTCCTTCAACTAAAGAACCACTAACTCCTACTGCGTCTGTATGAGTTTTATATTCTGCTAATTTAATAGCTTGAGTTGTAGCAATTTTGTGTGCCATAATGAAGTTTGTTCCTTCTGGTAATAGTGAACTAACAACTTTTTGAATAACGTTGCCGTCCATATTAGCTACTACTCCTTTAATTCTCATATCTTGACCAATTTCAGTTTCAAGAACTGCTGTTTTGTCTTTCTTTAATAAATTATAGAATTTAGGTGTTGCAATAACTACACGTCCTTCTGTTGGTACTTTTGCTTCATCCATAAATTCATTACCAGCTACGATTGCATCGTAAGCGTTGTCTTTTGTGATAGTTTCAGTTTCAGTATGTCCTGCGTTAGCTGATACTTTAGCATAAGTGTATTTATCAACTTCTGGAATAACGACTTCTCTTAATTGTCTTGCTAATGCACTACCAGCATTTAAAGCTCCTAAAGTTTCATCTTCATCCATTTTATCAATAACAAATGTAAATGAGCGGTCTTTTTCCATTTGTACTTCTTGTACTTCTGTTGATAAATCTTTAATTAAACCATATCTTGAGAACACAGCTCCTTCTTCATTACCAATGTTGGTATTTCTACCATAATCATTCATTTCTGCTGTTCCAACTGAATATATTTTTATTGATTTTACTCCAATAAAATCATAGTCTTTATTAGTGATTAAAGATGTTTTACTTTCAACTTCAAATCTTTCATCTACTACTGGACTAAATTTACTTGCTAAATTAATTGCCATAATATCTTTCCTCCTTATTCAAAATAACTATTGAAGCCCACTAAAAATGGGTCTAATTCTTGTCTTTCTTGTTTTCTCTGATATGGTTGTTTTTCTTTTAATGCTCCATTTAAATATTTTTCCATATCTTTGTTTCTGATTTCAACTAATTTGTCGATTGACGAATTAATCGTTTCTGCACTTTGTTTTCCAAAATCTATTAAATCTAAATATTCGACAGGTAAGTCTTTTTCTAAAGCAATTTGACTTGCTTGCTTGTATAAAGTAATAGAATTTAATTCAGAATTCTTTTGTGCTAATTCTTCTCTTGTTTTTTTTAATTCGTAATTCAGTTTTTGTTCTGCATTCATTTTTGCTAATTTTTCAGCTTCGGTTTTTTCTTGCTCTAATTTTGCACTATAATCAGCTACCCATTTTTCTTTAGCTGTATCTAATGCTTTAGATATTCTTCTATCAAATTCACTTTGATAATCTTTATTTGAACCTAAAATATCATCGAAAGATAATTGCTTTTCTTCTGGTTCTTGTGTAGTTGGTTCTGTTGGTTCTGTTTCATCGGCGAATAACTGAATATTCAATTGTAATTTTTCCATTGTATTTCCTCCTCTAGCCCACAATGTTCTTATGCCCATCGTGTTCTTTTCCTTTATGGTTTTATTACGTTTTAATTATACATCTACGTTGAATTCTTGTCAAAAACGTCAATTTGCATTTTTTATTAAAATAACTTTAAAATTTCAAAGATAGAAAAAAAAGAACATTAAGTTCTTTTTATTTTGTATTTCTAATTGGTATTATAGTTGACCTGCACCAGTGGAAATGATTACTGATTGGAGGAAGGTTAGCTCCTACTTGCAAGCCGTCTGTTGTATAATTTACTATTCCTTCGTCCATTGCAGAATATCTTACATACTCATTAATACCATCTATTTTGAATATTTGCCCATCTAATGATTTACACATCTTTGTTGTCTTTTCATCTTCTTCTGCTACAAATTTAACTTCCTTTATTCCATAATTTATATAAGCTTCTAGCATTGCTTTATTCATACAATAAGTATTTAATGCGTCTATGCTTCCAGAATACTTGTCCATATATTCTGGGACATCTTCTGTTCCTAACATCTTTCTTTTTAGTAATGCATTATCTTGCCTTTCAAATTCTGCTTTTAAATCAGCATTATCAACATTTGGTTTTATTCCTTGTTGAATGTCTACTATGCTTCTTTTAAATATTTCATTTGCATAGTAGTAAGCTAAACTTTCCATATACTGCATCCATATCATTCCGTTATAGGAAGGTAATATCAATAACTCGTATAACCAATCTTCTTTTAATCTGAATTTTTTCTTTCTTGATTTCTGTATTTCCTTGCATTCTTCTATTGCATTATCATAAGCTATGGATGTATTTTTTTTTAATGTGTTAGAAAGTTCTCCCATAAGTTTTTGGTTTCTTTCTAAATTATATAAGATTATTAATGCTTCTAATAACTCATAGTTTTTAACTTTCTTTCTCTTTACTAAATTACGTATTTTTAGACCCACAGAGGCGTTTTTCTCATATTCTTGTATAATTCTATTAAATCTGTTCTTTCGTTGTTCTGAAGCATACATAAATAATTCTTCGTGTGGCATATCATAATCATTTAAGACATATTGTATTTTATCTCGCATTACATAACTTATTCTTTTTATTTTTTTTAATAATTCTTGGAGTTCTTTATCTGATTTGCTCCATTTTCTTTTCATTACTTCGTTGCTCATATAGTTATCACCTATATTTATTATACCATAAAAAAAGAAAGTTTTTACGCTTTCTTATTTTTTACTTTATCATAAATTTTAGCTAACTCTCTGCCCATTAAACTTTTATAAGTATTATAACTCTTTTGACTATCATACTTTTTATTTTGTGGGTTAAGACCCCATTCGTTAAGCTTGTCGCTCATATCACCATTGTAGATTAAGAAAGTTCCACCTTCAACTAATCTTTCGCCTTTTTTCCAACTTGTATCTCCAGGTAGTGAAGCACTTTCCATATCGTGAATTAAATCTTCATCGTTTTCATAATAATCTCTGATATGTTGTTGAATTTTATCTGTGACTTGTTTATTTGTACTTCTCATTTTTTCAGAGCCAATGCTAGTTGATTTCTGTTTTTTGAATTTCTCCATCTTGCTATATAAATCTGCACCTAATTGATTTTGTTTTGCTATTTCTTTCCCTCTGGCAATACTTTCAGGGTTATGTAGAGCTTCATATTTTCTTTTTGAACTATCTACTCTATATTCTACTCTGTTAGCTCTTTCACGTGCTTCTTTTATCAATTTCTCTTCACTTTTGTGACCTTTTATATATCTTAAATCTTCTTTATATTGCTTGAATTCATCGTTGATTGTGTCGCCACCTTGATTATCTGGTTTATTTAAATAATTTTGATAATCAAATTTGTCACTTATATCTTTATGACTATATCTATTATTTGTTATACTGGTCGATTTACTTTCAGCAAGTCCTGCTGACTTCTTTACTCCACTTATATAATTATTATCTTCATTGCTACTACCATAAGCAGAATACAAAGTTCTATTTGTTGCTTTATTTGATATTTCAACGTGCTTTCCAAAATATTTTTTTCCAATAGTTTTATAAGCTTCGTTATCGAATTTTACTTCATAGCCAGCTTTCTGCAATGGTCGTATATCTTTACTTTTACCAGTTAATACTCCCTTGATTTGTGAATTCAATAGGTCTATTTCTTTTGCCATTTGTTTAGGAGTTTTTCTTCCTTTTAATTGTTTATGTGCCTCGTAATAATCGTGGTTATATTGCTTTCTTTCGCTTGTAGAATAATAATCTTTAATCATCATACCCCTCTTTTCTTCTCTTTTCAATTATATCTTTTGCCCATTTGAAATGTGTTTTTGCTAAACTCTTTCTATCGATTACCCATCTTCCACCAACGTATCTGTATTTTGTTCCGTCTTTTGTTTGGAAGTCTGAACCTCCACCATCGTTTGGGTCTCTCTTTCTTGAACCTATATGTAAAGCTCCGTCAGCTGATGTTTCTTCGCCTTCATCTTTTCTGTAGATGTGCTTTACTTTATCATTCATACTAGCCATTTCTCTTGCTATTGCTCTATTATTTCTTCCTTTTAATCTTTTATGAGCTTCGTAATAGTCGTGGTTATATCTTTGTCTTTCTGCTGTATCATAGCTATCTCTATTCATTGTCATTTCCTCCTTTTTGTTCTATTATACTACTTTCTCCTTGATTTGTAAAATCATTAAATGCTTGTGCTTGTGTCATTTGAGTTTCAAATTCTTGCTCATTTTGTTCTTGAATTTTGTTTTGCTCACTAATTGGGTCTAAATCAAATGGTAAATTATCAATAATTGTACTATCACTAATTAGACCTCTTAATCTCATCCATGTATTAACGACATCGTCATTATTTTGTGGTAGATTTTTAGGAATTGTGATTGCTATATCTCTAAAGTCGAAGTTAGTTCCTTTTTTTAGATTAATTCTATTGAAGATTAATTCCCATCTTCTTTTATAAGCTTTTGTTAGTTGAGTTGTTAAATCTATTGACTGCATACTTAAAGCGAAATACTTATTCTGTAAAGCACTATTGTTATCTGCTTTAGTAAAGCCTAAATCTGTGATATTTGGTACAAAGCTCATCATCATAATTAAGTCGATGTAAGTTTTTAGTGTGTTTTGAATTGCACTATCATTTATGGTCTTTTCTACCCAGCCTATATCTCCACTTGCGTCAGGAGTATAAAACACTTTTGCCTTTAATACTGCTTCATCTTCTGCTTTTCTGTCTGGGTTCTCTATTTGTATAGTTTTATATTCTCCATTTTCATCTTTTACTTCTACTTCTTTATACATAGCATTGATTGGAGAATAGCCTACTACTTTTAATTTAGCGTCATCATTATATTGGAAAGTATTTCTCGTATTTTGAACTAGCTGTTCGTATGATTTAATCAATTCGACTACAGGTTCAAATATAGCTTCTCCTTCTTCTTGTTCACATACGATTGCTGGTACATCTCCCCAGTGATGTTCTCCACTTATTTCGTTTCCTAAATCGTCATATATAGGTATTTCTGTCCATTGATTGCCACTACCTTGGAACATTTTTGTCTTTTCGCTATCTATTAGCTCTACAACTTGAACTTCTTTTCCATTTAAATCTTTTTCTGTCCACGTTCTGAATATTCCTATAATTTCATTATTATAGTTATATAATGCAACGGTCTGTAATGGGTCTAATCTTGTGTATACTATATCGTTATTGCTATTTTCATAAATTCTTTCATAACACCCACTATATAATAAATAATCTTTTATTAGGTTATAATGCTCTGCCCCATCGTCATTATAGCCTGTTATGAAGTCGATTATGATTTCCATTTGCTCTTTATAATTCTCTTCTCCAACTATTTTGTCTAATAACTTTCTGATTAGATTTTGTTTATTTTTATCTTTTACATCGTTGACCGTGAATTGTGGAGCTACTCCTCCTAGATAACCACTTGCTATATCTACTATATATTTTTCAAATGTAATGATTGTTTTATCGTTCTTATCTCTATTGAATATTAAACCACTATTTGAAGATTTTCTTTTGTATCTTAAATAAAGCTTTTCTCTTTTAATTAATTCAGCATTTACTATGTTGTATAATTTGCCGATGTCTTCAGGTTTTAATTCTTTAACGTCTCTAATTTGTATCATTTACAACACCCCTTTTTTTTAAATAATCTTTTTGTAGTCTTCCTTTTTGTCTAATGATAATCTTTTTACCTTTAGCTATCTTTCTTCCAACTTCTATTGTTCCTTTTAAATCTTTTTCTTTTGAGTTGATGTAAAACTTCACATTATCATTTAAGAAGTCATAACCTATAATTCCTACTATGATTGGCACGGTCTGGTCTTGACTTAAATTGTCTACGATAATAAGTTCTGTATTTTCAAAATTGATTTGTTCCATTAACGTCCATAACAGGTCTTGTATATAACTCTCGCTATTATGAGTTGGTACTATAACGCTATATTTCATAATTACACTATCTTTCTATAACCAAACGTCATTCTATTTAATAACATATCGTCTTCTAATGCGTATCTTATCATATCTATTGTATGGTTATCGGCGTCTGGGAATTTACTTTTAAATATACCATACTTATCTTTTTCATATTCGTAAGTTGTGAACTCTCTTGCTGTATTTGGACATCTTACATTGTCTATTATGATTTCTTCTAGGTCTTGTAAGTATTTAATACCATATTCTACACTATCTGGTCCTTTTTTAGCCCCTTTTACTCTTATGCCACCATAAGAATTTAATTCGTCTATTGACTTTGGTTCGGCACTATCAGCTGTTATTGGAGCATTTCCTAATTTAATCTGTAATATTGCTTCGTGGAGCTTTTTATTTGACATATTGACTTTATATACCTCATTAAAAATATATAGTTTTTTTCTTGTTTTGTCAAAATTGCATTGACCATAAGCTACTGGGTCTACTGCATAACCAAAGTCTACTCCGTCTCTTATGTTTGCAAAATGTTTTATTTCTTCGTCGGTTATATGTCTTATTGTAATATTTGTAAATACTGCTCCACCTGTTCCTGTAGCTTCTCCTAAATATTCATTTCTATAAGCTAACTCATTTGTCTTTTTTAGATGTTCTGCTTCAATAAAGAATTGTTCTCCTAACCACTCTTTTGGTACCTCTAAATATGTTGATTTGATTACTTTTTTATCTGGTCTTTCTATCAATACTTCTGTATTTACCCAATTATTTACGCTTTTAGGTGGGTTATATGTATAGAATACAGCGAAGTTATCTCCACCACGCATAAACGTTTGGTTGATATTACGTATTTCTTCCATACCAAAGAATTCACTTGCTTCTTCATACCATAAATATTTGCAATAGCCAATTCTAAATTTAGTTGATTTTAATTTTAGAGGGTCGTCTGCTCCACGAAATATTATCTTTTGACCTGTTGGCAAGTATGTCATTTCCATAGGTGCTTTACTTACTTTCCAATATTGCTGTACACCTAGTTTTTCAAGCCCCCATAATAATTGATTGTAGACACTATCGTATAAAGTATTTGCTACTTTACGCATAACTACTGCATTGCTCATTATTCCTTTTGTAGCGTCATGCATTATTCTGAAAGGCAATTCTATTCCTACAAATGAAGATTTGCAACTAGCACGACCTCCTGGGAACCAATAGTGCGTGTACTTATTTTCTTTTAAATCTCTATGAGCTTCATAAAAAGGTGGTGCTATTATCTCACTAATTGAAACCATAACATCACCTCTCCTTTTTAATTTCTTTTTTTAGTATTAATCTTAACTCCTCTATACTTTCATCTAATGCTTCGTCTATTTCATTATTGAGTTCTTTTTTATATTTAAGCAAGAAGTCTAAATACCACTCTAATTGTTCTCGCCTTGTTAATGGTCTAGTCATCGTCCCCACCCATTAAAATGCAAATTAATGCTATTCCTGTTAAGCCACCAATTATAAAACCTAAATAAAACATTATACATCATCCTTTATCATAGGTACTTCTTGAACTTGCTGTACTTCTATAGGTTTTTCGCCTATTGTGTCTCTTATAACTTCAAATGCTCTTGTATCTCCTTGACTTGCTTTTTTTAATAATGCCATACTGATTTTTTCTTGATTTGTATGTCCTTCATTATCTATCATCTCAAGTAGTAATTCTAGTTCTTCTTTTAAGAGCTTTCTTTTTCTATAATTTTCTCCTTTAGCTAGTCCACCTTTTCTTCCAGCTTCCACAGCTCTATCAGGTCTATCTTTAAAATTTGTACCTTTTTCAAAGTTTTGAGGGTTTCCTCCTATTTTTGCCATCTACTAGCACCTCCTTTTTAATTTAGCTTTATTGCTTTTTCTCCTGTGTATTGCTCCCATCTGTTTATAATTACATCTACATAGTGGGGGTCGTATTCCATCATATAGCAATTTCTGTTTAATTGCTCGCAGGTTATCAATGTGCTTCCTGAACCACCAAATAAATCGAGAACCTTTTCTCCGATTTTAGAGCTATTTTTTACTTGCCTTGCTATTAGTTTAATGGGTTTCATCGTTGGGTGTAAATCACTAACACTTGGTCTTTTTTCCTTTATGATTGTTGTACTTATTTTATCACTATATATTTCCTCTAAAAGTTTAACAAGTTCTTCTTTTCTCATCTTTGTAAAATCTTGCTTTTCATCTTCAATAATAGTTGTTTGAGTTCTGTCATCCACAAAGTAATGAGCTTCTCCTTCTTTCCAACCATATAAGCAAGGCTCATGCTTCCATTGATAATCTTGACGTCCCATAACTAATGAATTTTTATTCCATATCAACTCTTGTTTAACTGTTAAACCAGCTTTTTCTAATGCTGTCTGGAAATTTACTACTTCTCTGCTGGCATACCAAACATAAAATACTCCTCCACTTTTTATGTTATTGTATATATTTACAAATGCCTTTTTTAGAAAATTATAAAACTTTTCATCCTCCATTGCGTCATTTTGTATTAGCAGTCCATCAGTTCTTCTTTTTCTTATTTTTGCTTCTTCTATATCTTCAATTCCTATTGCCACATTATAAGGTGGGTCTGTCACCACTAAATCTGCAATTTCTCCATTCATAAGTTTAGCTACGTCTTCTTCACTTGTACTATCTCCACACATCAATCTATGATTTCCTAATTGATAAATGTCTCCTAATTTTGATTTAGGTTCTTCAGGAACTTCAACTTCAAAGTTATCTTCTATTACTTCTATTTCTCCGTCAGTTATAGGTGCTAACATATTTTCTATTTCAAAAGTATCAAAGCCAGTTAATGTTAAATCATAGTTTTCTGTATCTAAATCTAGCAATAAATCACTTAATTTAGTGTAGTCCCATTCTCCTGTTATCTTATTTAATGCTATATTCAAAGCTTTTTCTTTAGTCTTATCTAAATCTACTATTATGCATTCCACTTCATTATAGCCTAAATCTTTTAATACATTTGCTCTTTGATGTCCTCCTATGATTGTCATGTCTTTATTTATAATAATAGGTTCTATATAACCGAATTCTTCTATACTCCTTTTTATTTTTTTATATTCTTCATCTTCTGGAGTTAATTCTTTTCTTGGGTTATATTTTGCTGGTTTTAAATCTTTTATCTTAATATTTACTATTTGCATTTTATGTATTCCTTCCTTTTTTGAATTTCATTCAATTCTTTTCTATAATTTTTTAAATCTTTTTTGCATTCTTTTATTAATTCATTTCTAGTGTAGATTAATTGCTTTAATTGTATTTCTCTTTTGCTTGCCATTTTTATCACCTAATAACGTATAATAATTCTTCTTTCTTGTCATTATTTAAATATTCCCATATTCTATTCTTTTTATATTCTCCCATTTTTAATGAATAAACATACTTTTTGAATTCTATTCTTTCTTCTAACGTCATCATTTCATATATGATTTTTATTTCTATATGCTTTGATACAAATTCTTTATATGTTTTAAATCTATCATAATCTTTCAATTTCAACCTCTATTTTATCTTCTTCACTATATTCTTTTGATAACATCATAAATGTTATTTGACTATCATCTTCGTATGCTATTTTATTTAATGCGTCACATACTGCTTTAGCTATATTATCTAAATCTGGTTTTTTATCACACCACCTATTTAGTATTAAATTTTCTTTTTTTCTTTTACTTAAACTTTCTGCTGGTTTAAAGTATGCTGTTATTTTCATTTTTATGGGGTTCTTATCGATTTTCTTTGCTTTGGTTAATAAATATGCGTCTTTTATCTTTTCTTCGTATTTACGGGTCTTTTCTGGGGTATATGTCCTAACATATTTTCCTTGCCTTGCAAATCTGGGTCGTCCCTTTCCTTGTGGTTTTCCGTATATTGTAATTTTTGTCATAGTTATCATCTCTAATTATTATTATACTCTATTTAATAAAAAAAAGGAAGTATTAACTTCCAATTATAATTATTAGAGTTATTAGAATTACTATTCCACAATAACCTAAACCTTTTTTAAAATCTTCATATCTTCCTGTATTGTAGCATTTTATCATTTTTATTAAACAAATTAATTGTATTATTAATAATATTACTTTAATCATTTTCATACTCCTTAACTATTTTTAATGTTCTGCTTTTATTTGGTTCGTAAGTTATATAACCTTTCTGTGCTAGTTTATTTATTCTTGATTTAACAGAAGCTGGACTACTTAAATTTAGTATTGAACCTAATTCTCTTACGCTTGGCGAATAACGATGTACTTTTATAAATTCTTTTATTGCTTCGTATGTTTCTTTATTTGTCGACATAATTCCTCCCATATCGTTTTATAAAATCTTCTATTGTTTTATTGTAATGCTTCAACCATCTTATTTCTGCTAGTTGATGTAAATCGTTATCTAGCTTTTTATTATTATGCACCCCATTATCTCCCGTATGACAATTCATACATAATGGAATAACTAAACCATCTTCCATAGAATTCTTTCTATTTCTTCCGTATATTACTTCGTGTTTTTGTGTAGCTGGTCTTCCACATATATAACACTCGTCCATATTATCTGTTATTATTGAATATCTATTTTTTTCTAGCGTTTTAATTTTAACCATTTTGCGTACCACTTTTCTTGAGTTCTAACTTGATTAATAACATTTTTACATTCTTTTATGATTTCTTCTGTTGTCCACTTCTTTCCTTCCTTAAACGGCATAAAAGCATTATAATCTCCATAATGACAATAGTCCCAGCCGATAAACCAACCACCTTTAATTAATAATGGCAGGATGTTCTCGCTATAAGTTATTCCTCCGTGTACTTTTACATATATTTCGTCATAATCTTTTTTATATAATTTGTTTCTTCTTGGTATTTCTACGTAAGCTGTAGGATGTGTTCCAAAATCACATATATAATAATTGTAATTTTTATATGAACCGAATTTAATTATTTCTGGACTTACTCCCATTGTATATCTTGGTTGTGTCATTTATTATCGCCACCCTCCAATATGTCTAATAAGCATTGTCTATAATGTAAAATATTTTCTGGAGTAATTGTGGCAGTATTTAAATAATCAATTGCGTCATTAATCTTATGCACTAATATATGATTGTTGTGCAATGTGCCACGATATAACTCTAATTCTGCTTTTAGTTTTTCATTTTGTTTTTTTAATTTGTCAAATTCTTCTAATAATTGATTAATTGTATAGATGTTCATATTATTCCCCATTATATTTTAATATTTCTAATAATTCAGCTGTGCTAAATTTCTTTAAGTCATTGTTTATACCTGTATCATAATAATGAGTTTCTATATACTCGATTGCTGTATTAATTTTACTTACAAGCATATTATTGTCTTTTAATAAATCACAATATAAATCTAATAAATCTTTTAGTGCCAACATTAAATTTTCATAGTTCATTTTTAATTCCTTCTTTCTAGTTATTTGATTTTATTTTAATCATTGCAATTTTATCAGAAGGTACGAGATAAACATCATTATTTTCCCCTAATATTTCAATTACTTTATCGTTCATTTGCTTTAAGACACTATTTTTATATCTTTGAGGGTCTAAACTTGAACTTTCTTTATATTTAATATTGATGTTTGGGTCGTTTATAAGGAAAATAATAGTCTCGTAATTATATTCTTTTGTATCTTTCATTTTAGTCACTCTTTTCTAAATCTTCTAATTTATCTAACATTTGCATAGTATTGTCTAAACTCATAACTGATAAATATAATTTAATTATAACTCGTCTTACTCTCCAATCAATAGTAAATTCTTCTTGTAATAATTCTTCAAAATCTTTTAATAATGCTTGTTTTAATTTATCTTCTTTACTCACAACTATCACTCTTTTCTAATTCTTCTAATTTCTCTAGTAAGTCATCACTTAAATATTTCTTCATTTGCTTTATTATACTTTTTAATCTTATGACTTCGTTGTATAGATTAATTTTTTCTGTTAATTGATTGCTATAACCATTTTTAAATTCAACAGCTTGTTCTATTATCATTTGCTTTTCTAAATTTTCTTTTATTTTTTTAAACTCTTCTTCTGTCATTATATTCACCTACATTAATAATAATTCTTCTATTTCTTCTAATGTCATTTTTTTATTTGCTCCATAAACGATAGTTGATTTCCAATGATTGTCAAATTCTTGTAGTAATTCAAATTCGTAGTCATAATCTAATGCTCCATTTTCTTTAAATTTATCATAGTAGTAAACGTTTATTGTACTAAATTCTGATAATTTTTTTTGATAAAATTTATCACAACGTCTATATATTTCTAAATTAGGTTCTATATCTTTGAAATATTTATAGCCATTTAATAATAATAATTCTTCATTTATCATTTATTTAGCTCCTCTAATTTTTTTATAATCTTTTTTTGATTTCTTATTAATTGGTTAATAGCATCTTTTTCTTGTATTAAATAAGTATCATAATATTTGAATTCATCTGCTACAATTATTTCTTCAATATTTTCAAATTCTTTTGGTTTTTCTAAAACTTCTACTTCATCTTCTAAAAAATCTGTTATTGCATTTCGTATATAATCAGCAAATAAATATTCCCCATATTCACTACGATAATCTGAAGCTCCTTCGATAAATTCCCAGTTATAATCGTAGCATCTTATCATTTTAGGTGCTTTTTTATTTTTGATTGAATTTAATAATTCTAGCATTGTCATCATTTTATCTTATTCCTTTCTTTTTGTGCTTTATATATCTTCATCATTATATCTCTATTTACATTTATTTCTCGTTGTAGTTCTGCGTATATCATAGCATTTACAAATATTAAAAATAAACTTGCTATAGCTATGATTATAATAATAATTCCAGTGTCCATTTTTAACTTCCTTTCTTGTCCTAATAAGCTCTATGCCGACAACTTAAATAAGTTATTAATTAATGATAAATTTCTAAAATTCGTTGTGAAGTGTATATACTTCTTTATAAGGTTTGTTTGCTTTTGGATAAATTGTCAGATTTTATTTGTATATTTTATTTGTATATTTATAGTAGTAGGTAAATTCATAAGTTATCGGCATACAGCCTGTTAAGACTGCATTTTTTTTCTTTTTTCTCTTTCGGCATTTGTCATCCAACAGAAATGTTCTCCTTCTGCTTTCAGTCTTTCTGCTTTTTTCTTTCTTGCACTATATACTAATTTATTGAATTGTTCTCTATGTTCAGAACGCCATTTTTTATTAGCTAGTGCAACTCTATCTTTGTGCTTCTCGTAGTAGCGTTTTCTTGCTTCTTTTCTACTTTGTAGGACTTTCTCTCTATATTCAGGGTCGTCAAGCATTCT